GATATGAAAAAGAAATAAAAAAGCCAAACATTTCTGTTTGGCTCTTTATTAAATGTTAGTTGTTTTTAGAAATCATCATCCTCATTAAATTCTTCATCATCTCTAAATGAATCGTAGATATCTTCTTCTGTACTTGACATAAAGTCTTGGAATGATAACTCACCACTAGTTAATTTAACTAGCATATCAATTACATCATCTGGTTGGTTTTTAACCATTATATCCCAATAATCTCCAATCATCTTATCGGTGATTTTTCCTTCATTTAATGTTTTAGAGATTTCCTCTCTGATTAATTTTCTTAGTTGATTTAGTTTCATGGTTGTTTGTTTTTATAAATATAACAATAATATTTTAGGTAGATTTATGTTGGAATCCTTTACCAGACATTAATTGAGATCCTCTTTTATTTAACCATTTTTTAGCTTTATTTAATGAAGCCGCTACATTATATTGACCATAAACCATTTCACCAGGAATGTCTTCTAATTTATTTCCATTTTCATCCATTATGTAAGTCTGAATATAATAAAAATAATGATGAGGAAGATTAAAATCTAATTCTTCACCTTTAGGGGTTAAAACATACCCCTGAGTTTTAAGTTGAAAATTTAATCCTTCAGGAGTAGTATACATTTCATCTTTTATATCAAGTGTATATTTATCATGTATTTTATTCCCAAACTCACTTTTACTAGTTTCTTTAGAGATTATTTTGTAAGATGGATTTACCTCATTAATAGCTTTAGAAATCTCTTCTCGGATTAGTTGTCTTAGTTGATTTAGTTTCATAGTTTTAATATTTAATAGAATTTTCTCCCTTTTCATGGGCTTCTACCTTACTCAAAAGATCAGTAGCAACTGATTGCATTTTACGTAAATTAGATTTAATGTTTGAAATTAGAGATGGATCTTTCGGAAGAGCCTTTAAATCCTTGGTAATACCATAAAATAATTCTTCGAAATGATGTTTATTTAAATTATAGTAAGCCATAAATTCATCTGGTTCCGTTGGAGGATTTGTAACTCCACGTTTAAGTATTTGATTGTACATACGAGTACTTTCATCTGCTTCTAATTCTAATTCCTCTCTGATTAGTTGTCTTAATTCTTGTAATTTCATGATATAAATATAAGAATAATATTTTAGAAAGCCAAATTAGAAGTTCAAAATACAATAATCCATTCCTAGAGTTAGAGTCAAGTTTTGAGCTACTGATTCATTATCCCATGAAAAATCACCTTGAGCAAAGTTCTTAATAAAAGCACCTTTGATGATCCATTCAGAAACAATATCACCTACTGGACCTAGAATGTTTAAAGTAATATCTTTTTTATAGAAATCAGAATAACCATCTCTACCTGTTACTGATTCATGATGTAGACGAACCCATTCCATACAAGCTTGAGCACCTGAAGGAGTAATTGGGTCAAATAATGTCAAAGTAACATCATTCCAGGTTAATTTACCTTTTACTTTACGGTAAACATTGATGTGGTTAAGTTTGATTTCGTCTTGAGCAAATCCTAGACCACTGATTCCTTTAATTGTATAAGCGGGGATTCCGTCAATATACATAATAAAACGATTCTGTAGTTTAGGCTCAAAAGCGGTAAAGAATATTTCGTTTGGGTTTAGTACTGCCATTTTAGTATATTTATTTGTTCTATGATACATATGTTATAAAATATGTTCTTTAATCCTTTATGTAATATATATAAACGTATAATCGTTTAAACCTAAAAATCATGGCTAGACCTAAAAAAACACCAAAAGAAAATATATGTAAAAATTGTGATGGAATTTTTTATACAAGACCATCTCATGGGAGAGATTTTTGTTCAAGATCCTGTGCCCAACAACAGAAAGGAAAAGATAAATCTTGGTTAGATAAAAGAAAAAAAACATGCTTAGATAAATATGGGACAGAAATAGCTATTTTATCAGATGAAGTAAAAGATAAATATAAACAAAGTTTAAAAGATAAATATGGAGTTGAATCACCCTTTGAATCAAAAGAAATAAGAAATAAAGCTAAAAAAAGTATTAAAGATAAATATGGGGTTGAGGTCGCTTCCCAGCATCAAGATATAGCAAATAAAATATCAAATAAATTAAAGAATAGAGTAATTGATAGGGAGAATTTTGTAGATATTAAATGGGATAAACTTATGGCTTATTTCAAAGAAACTGGGATGGAACCTATGTTTGATAAGCAATACTTGATAGAAAATAAAGTTAAACATCAGTATAAAAATAAGTTTGTTTTTAAATGTAATAAATGCAATAATACAACAGAAGTATTTTTAAGTAACGGATATTTACCTTCTTGTTTATGTTGTACTGAGTTTAAAGGATATTCTTTGATAGAGGATGAAATTTTAAATTTTTTATTACATTATATAGAAAGGAACCATATAAAATTAAATGATAGAAGTGTATTGAAAGGGAAAGAATTAGATATATTTTTAGAAAAGTATAATATAGCTGTAGAAGTAAATGGAGTATATTGGCATTCTGAGTCTCTAGGGAAGTATAAAAACTATCATTTATTTAAAACTAATAAATGCTTAGAAAAAGGAATTAGGTTAATTCATATTTTAGATTATGAATGGCTGTTTAAAAAACCTATAATTCAATCCATATTATTATCTCAATTAAATCTTATTGAGAGTAAGATATATGCTCGAAAATGCATAATAAAACCGGTTCCTAAAGAACAATTAAGACTATTTTTAAATAAAAATCATATTCAAGGTTATACCCATTCCCCTATTAATTTAGGGTTATATTATAGAGATGAATTAGTATCTATAATGACTTTTGGAAAAAATAGATTTAAAAAGAATTCTAATGAATTTGAATTAGTACGTTTTTGTAATAAATTAAATACTAATGTTATTGGAGGAGCTTCTAAATTATTTAAATATTTTTTAAAAAATTATAATAAAGAAAACAATGATGTTATAAGTTTTTCTGATAGGAGATTTTTTAATGGAGATTTATATTCTGTATTAGGATTTGATTTTGAATCATATACTTCTCCTTCTTATATTTATTGGAAAGATAATAGGATTCTCAATAGAATGTCATGTCAAAAACATAAACTACATAAACTGTTAGATAACTTTACTCCAGAATTATCTGAGTATGAGAATATGAAGATGAATGGTTATAGAAGAGTATGGGATTGTGGTAATACCAAATGGAGACTAAAAAAGCCCTCATAATGAGGGCTCTTTATGTTATTTTTACAAAGTTTATGCAAATGTTACTCCAGTAGGTAGAATGTTAAAATCTAAATAAACAAATTCAGCAGTTTTGGTAGGTTGTAAATAAATACCACCTCTTAACTCATTTCTGTCAATCACATCTGGAGTATTATTTGAATCATCCATTACTACTCTAAATGCAAATAAACCTTGTCTTTGTTGTACAGATTCAAGATATGGATTAACTTGGGCTAGGAATTGATTTCTAGTGGCAGTAGTGTTTTGTTCAAATACTAAGTTGTCTGCTACTTGAGAAATATATCCTTTTAACTCAATTAACAATCTTCTAACATTTACTCTATCAAGAGCTGATGCTTGTTTTTGTAGTGTTTTCTGTCCAAATACTACTACACCAGTATTAGGGAATGTAGCAATTGGGTTTACTTTTCCTTGATATAAAGTATCTCTGTCTGCGTTGATTAATTTACGTTCAGCTTGAATTACTTGACCTAATCCACCTCTGTTAATACCTGCAGGGGCAAACCATGCTTCAGCAATTCTATCGTTATTAGCGTAAACTCCAGGGATCATAGTAGAAGCTGGAACCCATACATTTTTACCTGAGTCTGGGTCTGTTGTTTGTAACCAAGGCCAGTAAGCAGCAGCATATGAAGTATCACGAGAAGCAGCTTGACTAGTTACAGCACCAATTGAAGAACCATATCCTACTAGGTCAATAGGAGCAATAGCATCTCCTCTATTTTCAATATTTGTAATTAAAGTACTTAATACTGTTGAATGACCTGCAAAAGCATTAATCAAACCAGGAGCTGAGATAATGTTGTATCTGTATTCATCTCTATTTGCTAATAAATTAAATACATCAGTATAATTGGCTCCTACTAAACCTTGTGAGTTAGTGTTAGTAATATCTTGGTAATATTTGTTATTTCCTCCGATATTACCAGTGGCATTTTCAAAAGCACCACTTTGTGCAATTGGAATAGAAGAAGTATAGGCATTAATTCTAACATCACCATTACTATCAAGATAATCTACAGTAGTCAAAGCCACATTGCTTACTCTCACATAGCGAGAAGAGTTACGATATGAACCAGATGGTTGTAGATAAATATCAGTTGTACCCGCGTTACGAGTAGTTAAGGTTTGATCACCAATAATTCTAGCTACGTAATTTGAGGAATTAGGATCTAAAGATAAGTTAGTCCATGTTTCTAGAACAGTTTTGTTATTTGTTCTATCATCACCTCTTCTAATTAATAAACCAAAAGTACCTGAGGAAGTATTAGGAGAAACAATTTCCCATCTTAAATTATCTTTTGAACCG